TTAAATCTATCCTCAGAAAGAGGTGGGGATTTTGTAAAGATTCCATTTTATAAAGCTAATTTAACTGGCGATTTTGAAGTTTTAACAGATTCAACATCACTAACACCAGCAAAGATCACAGCAGATAATCAAATCGCTGCTGTATTGCATAGAGGTCGTGCTTTTAGTAGCAGAGACTTGGCTGCACTTGCAGTCGGTGGTGGTCTTGATCCTATGGCTGCTATTGCTCAGAAGATGGCGGCTTACGTCAATAACCAGAAACAGAAGGATTTATATTCTTGCTTAACTGGTGCTTTTGGTTCTATCAATGCAAACGATAGTAACTCAGCTTTATTTGGATTAACTATTGATTCTGAATCAAGTGATACACCTACAGCATTAAGCCCTCGCCACGTTGCAAGAGCAAAAGCTTTACTTGGTGATCAGGGTGAAAAGCTAACAGCAATGGCTGTTCATAGTAATGTTTACTACGACTTACTAGAAAGAAATGCAATTGATCGCATTTATGATGACGGTGGTAATGCTGACACTAACGCTGCCTCTGGTAGCACAGCAAGGGCATTTGATCAGCCATCATTCGGTTCATTTATGGGCTTGAGAGTGATTGTGTCTGATGACATCCCAACCACAGGAAGCGGAAGTTCCACAGAGTACTCTACATTCTTCTTTACACAGGGAG